ACGCCGGTATAGGCGTAGTTCGTCGGCGGAGGATAGAGCGCGAGCTCGACACCGTCGTAGTTGGCGTTCGGGCGTTCGACACCGAACGCTGCCACCGCGACGGCTGTGGAGATCTCGCTCGGGAGATTCGGGCACTGCTCACACGACGGAATGACCATTCGCTCGGTCGCGGCGGACGTTGCGTAGCCCTGCGCCGTCGCGAGGCTCGCCTTATCCCCCATGAAGACCCATCGCCACATCTTTTGGCTGTAGGTCCACATGGCCGAGAGATGTGCGAGCGCATCCGTGACGGCACCCGCCGAATGGATCGAAATCGCGACTGCGTCGTAATTCTTATCGACGGCCGCGTCCGTTGCGTTCGTGATGTCGATGGTGCCAGTGCCGGCCACGCTCTGCGCGAGGGCGACACTCACGCCGCTCGGCGCGAACACCACTTCATAAACCACGTCATTCCCGTTTGTGCCGGTCGTGACGTGCGTGCACGTGACTACGTTCGTCGCGACCGTCGACGTTACAGGCAAGTCGCGCGCGGCTGCATCAATGGCCGCATCAATCGCCGTCGCGATCGTGTTCTGCGAATCCCCGGCGTTGACGCCCACGTTGATGGTGCGTCCGGCAATTCGTAACACCAGCGTGCCGGCCACCGCGGTGGTAACCGTGACCGTCAGCGTTTCCGCCGCGGCATTTCCGGCCGGAGGCGCGATCGGACAAATCCAAATCTCAGGACGGCCGCCGCGGCCGCTGGATTGATTGAGATTGCCCTGCTCGAAGGCCTTCGCGATCATCAGCGCGAGCTCGGAACCTTGCCCGCATTTCGTGATCCCGTCGGCCACGTCACTGACTTGCACCGGCGTTTCCACCGTGGCCGTCCCGGCCGTGGCTTTGGTTCCGACGAGCAGCACGCGCGTAGGGAGCGCGGCGAGCCCTCCGCCGGTCTTGACGTGAGTGAACGTGTGAAAGCTATCGGGCGTATCAACGCTCGTCGGAACGATCGTCGTGAGCGTCATGGCTCATCCCTCCGCGGCGCGCTCGCGTTCTCGTGCGAAGGCGAGGGAGCGAGCTGCATCTTTTCGGCGTCACCGAGCCGAATGCGCTTTTTCCAAAACGAGTGCTTAAGTTGCTCAACCGGCAACTCGAACGTTTGCCCGCCCTCGAGCCGGCGCGCGCTCGTTCCCGGTCCGGGCCAAATCGACCGAGGAACCACAATCACGCGCCCTTCGGCGACACGATACGTTTCCGTAGCCGCGGGTGGTCGTACGGGAGGCGGAGTAGAAGCCGACCTTGAGATCATGGTTCGAGCTCCGAAAGAGCGTCGACGGCAGACGGATCACCGGCCGCGTCGTCGGTATGGGTGTGCAGAACTTCGGTCGCAATCTGCGTCAGCCCGCGATTCGGGTTGACGTCGGTTTGCGCGTCGCACTCAAAGACGAGTTCTGCGATCGAGAAATCGTCAGCGACGTAAGGGAACGATTCGCGCACGGGCCGGAGCTCGGACGCATGACTGCTCGACGGGGTGAACCCCGCGAGTCTTTCGAAGACGTGCTCCATGGCCGTCTCGAGGCCGGGGTCCGCCGCGTTGCTGGCAAGCGACGCCGGATCTCCGCCGCGCAAACGTTCGAGCAACCCGCGCGCGTGTTTGCTCAAAACGTAGACATGAACTTCGAGCGTGCCGCGCCAATACCGATCGTCGGTATTGGTGGCGCGGAACGAGCGATCGCCGAGTGCCACCGCGATCACCGGTGACCGTCCGGCCACCGCGTCGTGGAGGTGTTGCATGAGATCGCCGTCGCCGTCGACAAACGGAGCGGCGAGCTCGACCACGGCCGTCACGTAGAGCTCGCCCGTCGAGCCGGGAAGGGTAGAGACCTGGAGATCAGTCCGCAGCTGCGCAACGATCGCCTCGCGAATCAGGCGCCGTTGCGGCCGCGCGAATCCGCTATCGAATGCATGCGCCACTAGAAGCCTCCCACTACGTGCTCGGTAGCCAGATCAGCCGCGGTCTTGAGCAGCGCATCGCTAATCCAAAGAAACTGCCGCTTGGGGATATGCGCGCCTTTGCCGGCGCGCCCTCCCTCTTGATGGATGCTCGACCACGCAACCTTGCTCACCGCGACGATGCGATCGCTGTTCGCTCGTATACTGATCGCGGTTGGCAATCGGCCGAGGAGCTTGCGATGGTTATAGCGAGCGGCTTTTTTTGTACCGCTCGTGAGTTTTTTGCGTGGTGGCCAGTGCCCCTCGGCGCCTTGCTTCTTGCGCGCGTGATCTCGCTGATCCTCACGCATCGTCTTGCGCAGTTGGGAAAACACCGCGCGCAAGGCATGTGCTCGACGCTCCATCGCGTCGAACCCTTTCTCCACGTCGCCGATATCGATGACGACGTTGATGTCAAGGCTCGCGCTCACCACGCCCCCTTAAGCTTTTCGCGCGACACCTCGTTCTCGTCGCGCGTGATCCACACCGAGCGCACAGACGTAGCCGGCGCGGGTTGCGGTTCTGACGGCACCACGTGGCCACGCGCGATTCCCTCGAGCCAGGCCACGCGATCGGTGTGCGCTTGCGCGTGCTCCTCGCCAACGCCACCCCGCTTGAGGCGAGCGCGGTAAATCACTTCCTCGGCAGCGTGGAGTCGAAGTGCCCCGGTCGGCGCCGCAATCGGAACGGCAAAGCGGCGACCTGCGTAGCTGTCAATCCAGGCGTCAACCTCAGTCTGCAATTGCGCGATCACCGCGGCGTCAGCAACGCCGTCGCTATCCCAATCCATCAATTGGACTAGGCGCTCGGCACCGCCTGCGGCGATCGTGATCTCGGCTGAGGTTGCGTAGGCCATGGGCTAGCTCAGGTCTTCTTTTTCGAACCGCGTTGCGATTCGATCTTTTGCGCCTCGATCTCGTCCGCCTCGAGCTTGCTGGGATGTGCCGGTTGGTTTGGCGCTTGCCCCGGTGCCTGCGTTTGTCCGAGGCGCTGCGCATCCGTCACCACCTGTTCGGGATGATCGGGTTGCGCGCCGACGACACGGCCCGCCTCGGTGCGCTGCTGCTCGGCCGACTGCGCCCGCTCCGTGGGAGGGGGTCCGCCGATCGACTGCACACGGCGCCGCCCATCCGGCTCGGTCACATATTCGAGCTTGGCGTTCGCGAGCGCGTCGCGAAATTTCTGCTCGTCGTCGGGGTGCACTTGAATGTGCGTTCCGACGTATTGAAAGAGCGTTGTGCGCGCCTCGGGTGGCAGGCTGTCAAAGTCGAATTCTTGCCAGGCACCCGAGAACTCGAGTCCCTCATGGACAAAGCGAGGGAGACCGATAGTCGCGAATCGAATTTTGGACATGGCTATGCCACCTTGCTTCCGATGATCGTTTGCCAAGCGAGGTAACCCACGTTGTAGCGGGCCTCCGCGCCGAACCAGATTTCTCCTCGAGAAAACCGAGGTACCGAGTCGTTCGTGCCGCCTTGGTCACCGAGCACTGCCGATGACGAAATGTCTTCGCGCAGCTGGAAAATAGCCGGCTTGATCGGCGCCGACAGATCGGCCAAGAACCACCAATCGTCATACGTGCCCGTCAGTCGCGGCGAGACGAGCGGAGTAAACCGCCCCTTCCAAACGTTCGACTCGCTCGCGGTTCCGGCCGAGCTCGGCACCCAATCTTGCGTGAGCAACCGGCGCGCGGTGTCGGCGAGCTTGGGTCCGACAATAAGGTGCGTTCCATTGAGGTCGAGCGGCGTCGAACCGTCGGCCGTCTTCATCTCCATCAACATCTGCTCGGCCGTGGCGAGCGTGCTCGCCGATAGAGCAGACGTCAGTTTGTTCGACTGATTCGGCCCGCCGCCGCTTGAGTGCGACGTTGAGAAAAAGAACGCGCCATCGTACGCGAGTCCGTTGCCAACCTTCGGGTATTCGAGTCCATCGAACCCGTTGATGAGCATCTGGACCATCAGATCGGAGCGATGGCGCCGCGCCTTGCGGGCGAGGCCCTCCACCTTCGGACGAATGAGCCCAAGCCGATCGTCTTTGATCTGATTCTGGTGAACGCGAATGCCGCTCGACCAATCCTTATTTTCGAGTCGCAGCTTGTAGGCCGTGAGCTCGCCGAGCTTGCGATCGCCTTTCCACTCTTCGAATGCGGGAAGGTCGCCGATCCACTGCCACTCTTCGATCGGGTTGTTGCTCGCCACCTCGGTGAAGAGCGCTTCCAGTGGATCGGGGCCGACTTTCTCGAGGCTATCGAGGAACGCAACGTGGAACCCAACGCGCGCCGCCTCGAGGTTCGATTGGCCGGCAATTGAAAACATGTTGCCCATGGTTCATCTCCTCGAGATCAGCTGAGCGTTACGCTCGTATTGGCGAGCACCTGCCAGGCAGTGCCGTTCCATTCGAGTTCCAATTGATCTCCGACGGCGTTGAACAACGCGCTCGTGGTGGCCGTGCCGTCGGTATTGAATGCACCGGTAACCGTTCCCGCCGGCGTGTTGGTAGCGACGATGCAGCGGATCGTTTTCCGCTGGCTCACGTAGCGTCCCGAGCCGAGGGTGTAGGCCTTGGTGCCGTCGATCGAGAGCAGCGACGTACGCGTGTAGAGCGAGAGTGCGCCCGCGGCCGCAACGGTCTCCTCGCCAAAGCTTTCCGCCTCGAATGCGGCAGCGAGCGGATCGACGTACACAAAGATAGTGCCGTCGGTTTCGATCGTCTCGGCGATGCCAGCGACCACGCCATTCCCCGCCGTGCCGCGCACCGTTTGATCGTCCTGGACCCAAACCGGCGCGCCCATATTCGATTGGGCTACGGCGTTGGTTCCGTCGTTTTTCATTTTGACGGAAACGCCCGTCAGGTATTTGCACTCGTAGACGCCATCGAGGATTCCAGTCGTATTGACCTGCTCCTGTGCAACGCCGACGACGCGATAGCCGAGCGTGTTCGCGGCCGGAACGAGATAGCCGCTCGTGTTGCGCGCGACGAGCGCGCCTTTGTAGATAGTGACCGAAGCGGCCACCTTCCCGACGCGCTCTCGATATGCGCCGGCAAGCACAACGTTTGCGCGATCAGCGGCAAGCGCGGTCATTTCAGTTCTCCTCCGGCATCACGCCAGCGGCGTGTTTCGCGATCGCGGCTTTCGGGTCGCGCGCTCCGAAGGCGGAGGCGAACTTCACCGCTTCCCCGTGATCGACTCCGTGCTGCGCGAGAACCCGTTTGGCTTTCTCGTCGCGCGTCGTCGGTTTTGCTTCCTCCGCGGGCTCCGGTGCGGCGCTCTGGCGAGGAGCCCCGGCGAGCGTTTCGCTATTCGCCGGAATCAGCGCCATATTCGCTTTCGCGCGCTCGGGACTGACCTCGAAGAGATCGCGCCACACCTTCTCAGCGTTCGGGCGAATCTTTCCGAGCTTGAGTGCGGACGCGATGAACTCGTCACACGCACTCAAATTTGCGATTGCCGCCTCGGCGCGGAAGATCGCCAGCTCCTTCTGCACAACAGCGAGCTCTTTACTGTCGACGGCGAGCGTGTTGACGGCGGCAAGGATCTCGTCTTCGCCGGCCGTCACCGCGAGTCCGAGCTTCGTTTTTAAGGCCGTGGCGAAGTCCTGCATTGGATTCCTCGTCGCGAGCGTTGGCCCGCTGTGAAAGGGCGCCGCGGATAACGCAGCGCGAATGCCTTCGAGTTCGGCGGTAGGCACACCGCCGATCGGAACCTCGCTGGTCTCTACCAGCTCGGCTTCCGTGTATTCCCACTCCACGGTCAAGGACTGACCGTCTTTGGTGGCGATGGTGTCGCCGGGGAAGTGCCAACA